GCAAAGCGGGTTCCCGCCCGGCCCGTACCGGTGCGTCGGATGCTGACAGCCCTGGCACGGTCCTACGTAGGCGGGCGCGCACTCGGGGGCTGGCGGGGCAGGTCTCTCACTGCTGGTCGTGCTCACGTTCGACATCGTACGTCCGCGCGCGGGGAACCTCCGCGCCCGGCGCCGCGACACTGAAGCCACCGCCCCTTCCCACGACCGGAGGCCCTTCCCATGGCCGAGCCCGTCTTCCGCAGCGACGTCACCGTCGAGCTGGTCAAGCACACCGCGTCCGACGCCGACGTCCTCTTCGCCGCTCGCGTCTCCACCCTCGGTGAGCAGTCCCTCGACGAGATCAGCAAGGACCCGCAGCGCTCCAAAGGGCTGATCAACTACCTGATGAGGGAGCGTCACGGGTCCCCCTGGGAGCACACGTCGATGACCTTCCTGATCAGCGCCCCCATCTTCGTGTTCCGCGAATTCCACCGTCACAGGGCTGGCTGGTCATACAACGAGGCCAGCGCCAGGTACAGGGAGATGGAGCCGGTCTTCTACATCCCCGACACGGATCGGCGACTGGTCCAGGTCGGCAAGGCTGGCCACTACCGATTCGAGGAGGGGACCGCGGAGCAGCACAATCAGGTCCAGTCCGACATTCGGTACGCTTGCCGCGTGGCCTATCAGTCGTATCAGTCGATGCTCGCCGCTGGCGTGGCGCGGGAGGTCGCCCGGTCGGTGCTACCGGTGGGCCTGTACTCGTCGTGCTACGCCACCTGCAACGCCCGGTCGCTGATGCACTTCCTTGGCCTGCGCACCACCCACCCCGACGCCAAGGTGGCCAGCTGTCCCCAGCGGGAGATCGAGATGGTCGGCGAGAAGATGGAGGCGGAGTGGGCCAAGCTCATGCCGCTCACCTACGCCGCCTTCAATGCGAACGGGCGTGTGGCGCCGTAAGCCCGCCCGTCAGGTCCATGTGCCGGGTGTCCCGCCGGTCGTGCAGAGGTGCCATGCGCCCGCGGCGTCGAGGACGACGTCCCCGGTGGTCCACGTGCCGGTCGTGGGGGCGCCAGCGGTGTTCTTGAACCCGGCCAGGCGGATGTTCGTCAGCCCGTTCTTCGCGCCCACGGCGGCGACGCCGGTGGTGGAGTCGATGTCGTGGACCGTGTTGTAGGGGGTGGTGCCGAACTGGGCGCGGCCGATCAGGTGCGGGCCCGCCGCCTCCCACCGCATCACGTTCTTCTGGGCGCCGGTGAAGTCTGCGTTCGCCCAGTGGGACACGATGACGTCCAGGCCTGCGACCTCGAGGTCCAGGCCGCCGCCGGTGGTGCGGAACCGGTACGCGCCGAGCGAGCCCGGGGTGTTGCGGCTGACGGTCAGGTTGTTGCCGACCACGTTGACCGGTCCGGTGGAGTTCACGCCGGCCAGCGACGCGGTGCCCTGCTCGATCGCGGACACCCTGCCATTCATGGCGGTGACGGTAGTGGCGAGGGCGAACTTCGAGTCGGCCCAGGAGCGGTCGCCGTGCGGGTCGGCGGCACCGGCGTGCGTGGTGACCTTGGTGGTGGCGTCGGTAGCCGCCGCGCTGATCGCGGCGGTCTGGGCGGTGTTGGCCTTGGCCTGGGCGCCGGTTGTGGTTTCCAGCAGCGTGGTGTCCGCGATGCCGTGGACGTCGGTGGTGTCCGCGGCGTGGGCGGTGACGGCGGCCGCGGCCGTGCCGGCGGGTTCGGCGCCGATGGCGGCGGGGGTGATCGGGTCGCTGCCGTCGCTGGCGTGGGAGGCGGTGTGCGCGGTCGGGGTCCGTGCATTGGTCGTGGACGGGTCGGTGGAGCGCAGTGCGATGGTGGCGCTTTCGCCGGCGGCGCCGAGCGGGGGCTGCGGTCCGGTCTCGCCCTGGGGGCCTTGCGGGCCGGTGTCGCCTGGGGGCCCGGCAGGCCCTGCCGGTCCTTGGGGGCCGGGGAGGTAGACGACGGTGCCCTGCCCGGTCTGGGTGTCGGACAGGTCGGCGCGGATGCTGCCCACCCAGTGGGTGCCGGTGTCGGGGACGGCGATGTAGGTGCGGATGGGGGTGCCGTCCAGGGCGCGGCCCTCGGTGATGCACCACAGGGTGTCCCCCGCGTCGGAGGTGATTGCGCTGTTGGGGAGGAGGTCCACCGTCCAGGTGCCGTCCAGCGTGGGGGTGATGCGCTGGGGCTGCACCACCTCCCCGGGGACGGAGGCGACGTAGCCGACCGCGGGCTTGCCGGTGACGTCGACGAGGGTGGCGGTCATCTCCACCCGCCGTCCGTCGGCCGGGCCGAGCAGTTTGCCGGTCACCGTGGTCATGGGCTCGCTCCATTCAGGCAGAAGGTGGCGGACCCGGTTGGTCCATGCTGTGCAGGGCTCTCTGGTGCTGGGCGCGCAGCACCATGCGGGTGCGCTGGATCACCAGTGCGGCGATGACGATCAGGAGCACGGTGCGGGTGGCGCGGAGCACTGCGGCCGGTGTGCCGTCCGGCCACAGGGTGATCGCGACGGTGTACGCGCCCAGTGCGCCGATCGCGAGGGTGAAGGTCATCACGTGGCGGCCCACTGCGGTGGACTGCCACGGAGCGTGCAAGTGATACACGACGGCGAATACGGCAGAGGCAAGGGTGACCAGAGCCGATGCTGCGGAGTTGGCGAGCTGCGCCCAGTCCATCAGTTGCGGCCTCCCTCCAAGGCAGAGCGGAAGATCTCCGCGAAATGGTTTTGCTGGCGCTCGCGGGCGAGACGCGCAGCAACGTGGGACACGACCGATCGGTGGGCTTCGACCTCTCGGCGTGCTTCCCGGGCGCGGGACAGCGCCTTCTCCGCTTCCCGCTGCCCAGGTGTCTTGCTGGGATCCTCCGGGCGCGGGGTGGGCTCAGGACGGCGGCGCAGCAACCGAATCCATCGCATCCCCGGGCACCTCCCCTCGTATGGCGCGCAGCACGTGGTCGGCGATACGCGCTAGTTCCACCAGTTCGCCGACCTGGTTCTGCGCTTCGATTCGCGCAGCTTCGCTCTCTCGGTGCGCGTCTCGCCACATGTCCCGCTCTTTGGCCAGCTCGGCTATGCGGTCGTCGCGGTCCTTGCGGACGTCCTCAAGGACGGCCCGTGAGACGAGATGGCCTTTGAGTATGAGCAGCACGATGAGGGTGACGATGGCCCCGGCCCCGCCCGGCAAGAGGACGTTGATGGCCGACAGCTCATTCACCGGTGCCGCTCCTCGTGGTGGGGCACGCGTGCGTCGCTGCCAGTCGACGCGGTGCGTGCCGGGTGGTCATGGGTCAGACCGCGGTCGGGCCGCTGTGTCTGGTCAGCGGGCTGGACGTCTCGATCCGCAGGGCGGGGACGGGGGCGGTGACCTGCGGGCGCACGATGAACAGGGCGACAAGGCCCTCGATGGCGAACATCCACAGGGCCTGCTGTTCGGCGCTCATGTCGCGGCCGAATGCGAGGAACAGCGCGAGCGCAGCGTGGCCGAGGTTCACGAGCGCAGCGAAGGCGGCGCCGGTCCTCAGGATGAAGGCCTCCGCGACGGCGACGATGCAGGACAGGGCCACCATGATGGCGGCCTGTATCTCGTCTGAGACGTTGAGACCGTAGGCGGATCCGAGCTTGAGGGCGACGGCGATGAACGCAAGGATCGTCACCGGTTCGCGGCCGAGGATCTTCATTGCTTCTCTGCTTCCTGTTCGGCGCGGCTGGCTTTGGCCGCGGAGAGATGCCCGACGAAGTTGGCGTACAGGCTCATGAAGGCGACCCAGAGGACGCTGTTGGGCCACCAGATCAGCGTGGGGACGAGGAGGAGCGCCCAGAGGCCGGCCATGCCGTAGTGCACGGCTGCCGCGCGGCCCGGGCTCATGCCACGACCTTGAAGCCGTACTTGTCGCCGAGGCGTTCGAGGGAGGTGCGGCCGGGGATGCCGTCGGCGGCCTTGCCGGTGTAGCCGCAGCGCTTCTGCCAGGCGGCGTAGGCGGCGATGGTGGAGGTGCCGAAGTGGCCGTCGGAGTACTTCTTGGCGAGGAGTCCGGCGTCGACCAGGGCCGCTTCGACGGTGCGGACGCCGCTGTAGGTGACGGGGGTGCCCTTTGAGGCGGGGTTGGCTTTGGCGGCGGCCACGAGCCGGGACAGGTCGACGACCGGCTTGGTGGGCTTGGGCAGGGGCTTCGGTGCCGCGGGCTTGGGTGTGGTGGGCTTCGGGTCGGGCTTCTGCTCCGCGAGGCGGTCGGCGATGCGGGCCCGCATGCTGTCCATGGTGAAGCCACGCGGGTCGATCTTGCCGGGCTGCCATTCCAGGTGGCCGATGACGGACCGCTCGGACCAGCCGTGGTGGCGGCAGATCGCCGCGGCGACCTTCTCGATGGCCTCCAGCTGGGCTTCGGGCCAGGGGTCCTTGCCGTCGCCGAGGTTCTCGCACTCGAAGCCGTAGAAGTGCCGGTTGCCGTCCGTCGTGGCCTCGTTGTCGGCGGGCACCGCGCGTTCGGCAATGACCGCGGCGAGGACGTCGGGGTCGCCGAGGCCGGCGTGGTTGGCGCGGCCGTAGCCGACCAGGTGCACGCGGCCGTCCTTGGTGATGACGCCGTGGCACAGCGGGCCGGGCAGGCTGGAGTGGCCCTTGCGGCACAGCTCCACGGTGGTGGCGCTGCCCTTGGTGACGGTGTGGTGGATCATCACGCCGTTCACCGGGCCCCAGGGGCCCTTGCTGTTGCGGTTGTGGGTCTCCCAGTCGCCGACCTCGACGACGGTGACGCCTTCGGCGCGCAGCAGGCCGGCGAAGGCGGAGGCGGAGGGGGCGGTGGCCATCAGGACTCCTCACGCAGGGGCGTGACCCGCGGCACGCGCAGCCGGTCCCAGGCGGTCTCGTCGGGGATGCCGGACACGTCGCCGGCGCCCTTGGGGCGCAGGGTGTGCTGGTAGCGGGCGAACGCGTCGCGGTGGGCGTTGGTCCAGTCCGGGCCCATGGGTCGGCTGTCGCCGTGGCCTTCCTGCTCGAGGCGGCGGGCCATGGCGGTGATGATCGGCGAGTGGCGGCCGCCGTGGAAGAACTCGGCGCCCGGGTAGGGCTCGGTGGCGCCGGAGGCGGTGAGTTCGGGTTCGGTGGTGGGGACGGGCTCCGACGGCGGGGTGTCCTTGCTCTTGCGGGCAGCCGTCGTCTCGTCTGCTGGTGTGGTCGACTCGGGCATCGCCCGGACTCCTGGATCTCCCCGCGCCCAGGTTGATACGTGCTGGCGGGCCGCTGTGGTGCGGCCGTCCCTCGGAGGGGTGGATCTGGGGCGGAGGGTCGCCCTTGATCAGGGTACGGCCGGGCCGGGCCGGGGTTGCCCCCGTGCCCGGCCCGGTGCCCGCGCTAGTCCATGACGGGCTGCGGGTCGAGCTTTGTCGCGGCCAGGATGGTGCGGCCCTTGTTGCACATCCCGCAGACGATGATCGGCTTGCCTGCGTTGGAGTACACCATCGGATCGGTGGTGGTGACGTTCAGGTTGGGGCAGGGCTGGCCGTTGCCCTTGTCCTGGGTGAGGCACACGGTGTCGACGGAGTACCAGGTGGCGGGCTCGAAGGTGATCGTGCCGCTGGGGCTTTCCGGGGGCGGCGGGGTGGTCGTGTCCTCTTCCGGCTCCGGCTCGTCGACGGGGGGCTCGTCGACGGGCGGGTCGGTGGTGTCCTGCGGCTCGGTGACAGGCTCCTGCTCGGCCTGCACGGCTTCCGGGGTGGGTTGGGGCTCGGTGTTCATGTGGCGATCACGATCCAATTCACGCTGGTGGCGCTCGTGTTGACTCGGGTGACCCAGACGGTGAAGCCCGTCGAGGTTTCGTTGGTGACGCCGACCCCGGTGACGACGGTGCCGGGGCCGGAAGTGACGGCGGTGGCGACGACGCGGTAGCCGGTGCCCGGCAGGCTGAGGCCGGAGACGGTGCCGCTGGTGGGGGTGTTCGCGGCGGTCGGGGTGATGGTGATGCGTCCGGCGGCGATGTTCCCCGCGGTGAGCATGCCGTTGATCATGGTGTTGCCGGACTTGTCGACCGCGAACCGGCAGGTGCTGGTGTCCGGGTCCCAGACGCGGACCAGGTGGCCGGTGTGGCCGGGGGCGCACTGCACGAAGAGGACGCTGTCGGCGCTGGCTGCGGCGGGGACGACGCGGTGGCGGCCCTTGGTTTCCGCTACGCCGGGCTGGCAGAGGAGGTATCCGGCGTCGGCGGCGACGGCGGAGTTCATGTAGCCGAGCTCGGCGTAGTCGGCGCGCAGGTTGATGCGGCCGCCGCGGTGGGCGGTGGAGGATCCGCGGCGGATCCGTTCCGTGACGGCGAAGTCGTTGCCCATGTAGGAGCGCCAGGCGCGGTCGGTGAAGCCGTCGGCGGTGAACTGGCCGGTGACGGATTGAAGGTTGGCGTCGCCGGGGTTGACCTCGGCCATCTGCATATATGCGCTGTTGGTGCCGGTGGCGTTGTCGAAGCGCAGCTGGGGCAGCGCGGCGCTGGGGTCGAGCCACATGGCCGCGCCGGTGGTGCCCTTGAGGATCAGGCCCTGGGCGGACAGTTCCCCGATGGCCGTTCCGGAGGCGTTGTAGACGAGGATCTTGTTGGCGTCGTCCTCGTTGAGGGTGATCCGCTGCCCGCTCGCGGCGGTCTGGATCTCGGAGCCGGTGATGGTGCCGCCGGTGACGGTGCTTCCGGTGATGGCGCCGGTGAAGACCGCGCTGCCGTCGGCAGCGTTGAACTGGATCATCAGCACGCCGGAGCTGTTGTAGACGCGGAGGCCGTCCTCGTTCAGCTCGACGCGGGCGGCCGCCGGATCGCCCGCCACGAGACGGGTCACCAGCTGGAGGACGGCTTCGAGTTTCTCCGCGGTGACGGCGCCGGCCTGGATGGTGGCCGCGGTCACGGATCCGGCTTCGAGGTCCGGGCCGTCGACCTTGACCGGGGTCGCGGCGACCTCCGCGGAGGGGCTGCTGGCGTTGCCGGAGGTGTTCACGGCGGTGAGCTGGATGTAGTGCGTCTGGTACGGCAGGGGGATGAGGGGCAGCATGCCGCCGTCGCCTGCCCGGGTGATGGTGCCGGCGAAGGTGGCCTCGGACGGGGTGAACCCGCTGGTGGTGGCAGCGTGGACGGCGACGTGGTCGAAGTCGGCCGGGAGAGGGCTGCCGTCGGCGAGGGTGCCGTCCCAGGCGACGCGCAGCCCGCCGATGGTGGACGTGACGACCGGCGCGGACGGGGCGCCGGGGGCGGGCCCGTCCACGGCGATCAGGCCGATGGTGCCGTCGGCCTGCATGCCGATCCGGCCCCGCACGGTGCCGGTGCCGTCGGTGACGACGATGTTGGTGTTGTCCAGGGAGGCGTGCGAGAGCCGTGCGGAGGCCTCGACGCGGGCCAGGCGGGCCCTGAGGTTCTGGAGTTCGCGGCCGATGTCCAAGGTCAGAGGCCTCCGTAGATGAATTCGGCGGACGGGCGGAGTGAGATGACGGCCTGGGGGCCGCCGGGGGCGGTCGGGCGGATCGTCCAGCCGGTGACACGGCACCAGCCGGTGTAGGAGGTCCAGGCGTTGTGGATGCGGGTGTAGACGTCGTCGCCGACCTGCCAGGCCCCGAACGGCGCGGCTGGCGTGTTGCGGATGGTGACCTGCTCGACGGCGCCGAGGGTCTGCCGGCGGGCGCGTTCCCATTCGACGCGAGCCTTGAGGACGTCGTTGCCGTTGACCTCCGGGAATGCGGCCGCGGCCTCAAGACGCAGGCGGCCGTTGCGGACGGCGCTGATCTGGCGCAGCTTGGCGGAGCCGTCCCCGGCGCCGGTGCCGATGACGACCTGCGCGTACTCGTCGCCGGCCAGGACCTGCTCGGGTTCCTCGACGATGTTGACGCCGGAGGAGAACTCGATGTCGGTGCGGCGGGCACCCAGCCGGGGCCAGCCCAGCTTGATCCGCTTCACCACCGCCGTCTTGTCGGCGTTCCACGAGGTGACGCACGTGTACTCGGGGGTGGCCTGGTCGGAGACCAACTCGTCGACCTGGTCGCCGAGGGACTTCTGCTCGTACCAGTAGGAGTGGTGGACGTCGGCCGGGGTGCCGATCTTGCTGCTGCTGGTGGTGGAGTCGACGACGACGCCGAGGTCACCGTCCGGGATGCTCTGCGCGTACGCCCAGATGTTGCGGATGACCTGGCAGCGGTCGGCGAACACATAGGGGCCGCGGCCGCCGTGCTCGCCGTCCAGGTCGTAGCGGTGCATCAGGTACGACGACCAGGAGGCTGCCTCGATCGTGTAGTCGTTGCCGCGGGCGCGGACGTCCCAGATCAGGCCGCCCCACTGGATCTCGCCGGCGGATTCCACGTAGATGGCGGTTGTGCCAGGGTCGGCGAGGGTCGGGTGGGAGGCGACCAGCCGCGGGGACAGGGTGCCGCGCAGGGCGCCCGGCCCGGACAGCTCGGGCCCGTACTCCAGGTCCGTGACCGGCAGCGCGGTGTGCAGCCACGCCCCGGTCAGGGCGTGCTGGACCAGGACCCGGTCGGGGACGGGCACCGTCACCGCGGGGCCTCCTCGAACTGGACGTCAACGGCCAGGGTGGTGCCGGTGTCGATGTAGATGCGGCCGGTCTGGCCGGTGGCTGCGGCAGCGGCGCGAACCCGCAGCAGCTGGCTGGTGCCACGGTAGGAAGCGGGGATGGTCAGGGTGTCGGCGATGATTCCGGCAATGCGGCGCACGCCGCTCTGGTTGTCGTCGAGGGTGGTGGGCTGCACGGTCAGGCTGGACCCGAACGTGGCGGACAGGTATCCCCAGAACGGACCGGTGTCGTATCGGATCGGAGAGACATCGACCTTGACGATCGCCTTGGTGGCCCAGTCCGGGATGCTGACGCTCCATCCGGCGGCGGTCGAGAAGTAGGAATAGCTGGTGGAAGCGCCGATTGCGGTACTTAGGCTGGCCGGAGACTGGGTGGCCACGTAGCGGGATCGGCGCGGGTTCGCGACCTTCCGCAGGTCGGTGATCATCGCGTTGGTGATGGTGGACGTGGACGCCGGGATGTCGATCCGGGCCAGCGGGATCGCGGTGCGGCTGTCAGGGATCGTCGTCGCGGACGAGGACACGTTGGAGATGACCTGGAAGTACGCGACTTCGCCGGTGGCTGGGTTGATGCTGCCCTCGTACTCCGGGTCTTCGATCCGCAGGACGACCATGTCGGAGCGGCCGCCACCCGCACCGGTGGCGGCGATCGGCACGTCGACGGCGCCGATGTTGCACGCCGAGTAGCTGCCCTGGAAAACGTTCGCGCGGCCCCGGACGACGGCGGATCCGTCACCGACCAGCACGCCTCCGCCGGGGGTGGCCCGCTGGGTGACCTTGAGGTCATCGCCCTGGGTGACGCCCTCGGATCCGTTGGACAGGTCCCTCACGAGCATCCGGAACTGCTGCGCGCTGTGGGTGGCCCCGTTGGTGAGGATCGGCCGGGGAAACAGTGCCATGGTCGGTTCTCCTCAGAGGGCTATGTAGGCGTCGCGCCAGGTGATGGCGAGGCGGGCTGAGTTGGTGTTGTCGAAGGCGGTCCAGCGCATCTCGCTCGTGCCGGGCGGGATGGAGAACAGGTCGATCCGGGATGCCGGGGACAGGTAGGCGGAGGCGTTGCCGCCGTTGTCCCAGCGGACGGTGCGGTAGCCGGGCCGGGTGTCGATCTCGACCCACCGTCCGGCCGGGAGGTTGAGCGTGGGCAGGGCGAGGACGCGGCCGGACGCGACGTGGGTGATGGTGACGTTGGCGCACGGGCCGGTGATCCGGATGATGGGCCAGGCGTCGGCGTCCCCGCTGTTGGTGACCCATCCGGGCCGGTCGGCGGCGACGGTGCCGTCCTGCACGTAGATCGGCGCGACCACGGGTGCGGCGAACCCGCCGCCGGTCAGCCAGCCCAGCGGCAGCTCGGTGGTGGACTCCTCATCCGCGTACCAGGTGGGGTCGTGGGCGAGGAACTCCATGTCGAGGGGCACGTAGCCGTGGATGACCTGCCGGTATTCGGGGGCGAGGCGGCGGGCGCGGACGGTGAGCCGCTTCACCGGCCGGCCCGGGCGTTTCACCCGCATGGTCATGCCCTGCCCGCCGACCAGGCGGACGCTCGCGGGATCGGTGGCGGCCTGGAGCGCGGCCACCATGTCGTGGCAGGCTCCCGGGTCGCCGGGGATCTTGATGGCGGCGTCGATCTGGATCTGGCGGCCCGCCCAGTAGTCGGGCCCGGCGAACTGGCCGTCCATCGACGGCTGGTCCACGTCGGACTCCCTCACCGGGGGCCGGCCAAGGCCTGCGGTCTCGAGGACCTGCACGTTGGTGTCGGCTCCGATGAGGACACCGCCCAGGTCGTACTGCCAGTCGCTCAGTTCAAGCGGCACGGGATGCCACTCCTCCCCTCTTGGCTCGGCGGAACTGGTAGCCGACCTGGGCGCCGATGTCGGACGCGGTCGCGTGGCTGCCGGTGGTGGTCACGGGGACGGTGATGGTGTCGCCGTTCTGGACGATGACGACGGGGCGTCCGGCCTGGGCGTCGGTGAGGCCGACGCCGAAGCGGCGGGCGACGTCGGCGAGGACCGGCATCGCGGTGCGCCGCTTGGCGGGGCTGAGAGGCAGGTAGGCCTCCCCGCCGGTCTGGGGCTCGGCGAAGCGGATGATGCCGCCCTGGGTGGCGTAGATCCCGGCGCGGATGCCGCCGTCCGCGTACGCCTTGCCCGCGTTGGCCTTCCGTAGGTCCTCGAGGAAGCGGTCCGCCCGCGCACCGAGGGACGTCTTGATCTGACCGCGGGACTTGTTGGCGATGGCGATGATCTGGTCCTCGCCGATGCCGGTCTTCGCGGCGACGTCGTGGATGCCGGTCGTTTTGGTGGTGATCGCGGCGATGATCTGCACCAGGGACTGCACCTGATCGGCCGTGAGCGCGTTGTTCGCGGTCTTCGCCGCGGCGTCCGCCTTCTTGGCCTTGGACGGGTCTTTCACCGCGGCGGCGGCGAGCTGCTGCGCGGCTTCGTCGCCCTGCGCGGCCAGCTGCGCGGCGAGGTCGTCGTAGCCGAGCGCGGACAGCCGGGCGAGGTCGCTGGCGAACTTCTGGTTGACCTTGTTCGCAGAGGTGAGCTGGCGGGTGTAGTCGCCGAGGGTGGCCTTGGCCGTGGCCTGGAGCCCTCTCAGGGCGGCGGCCATCTCGTTGATGTACTTCGTGCTGCCGTTGGCCATCTTGTCGGCGAGCTTCATGCCCTCCACGCCCATGGAGGCGAGGGCTTCGGCGACATCACCGCCGACCCGCTCTGCGACCTTCTCCAGGTCCCGGTTCCACGACTGCGTCGCCTTCGACGCGCTCTTCAGCTTCTTCTCGACCGCTCCCAGGTCGAAGTAGCTGACGTCTTTGCCCTTGACCTTCTTCGTCTTCCGGCCGGCCTGCCCGGCATCCGACGGCGAGTAGAGGCTGCCGGTCTGCGGGTCGTAGCGCCAGTCCGTGACCGATCCTTCGGCGTTCCACTGGATTGTCGACGGGTCGCCGCCCAGGCGGCGGACGATCTCCTCCGTGATCGCGCGTGAGCGGACGCGGGCTGACCTGCGGAAAGGCACGTAGCCCTCGCCCTCGGTCTCCCGCTCTCCCCACACCCGGTAGGAGCCGGCCGGGGCGATCTGCGCGATGTGCTGGTTGGGCCGGTCTCCCGCCTCCATGCCGCCGTCGGCGTACGCGCGGATGCCGCCTTGGGCGTAGTAGTCGACGACACCGCCGCGGGCCTGCTTGAAGGCCGGCTGGAGGCTGGACTCGACCTTCCGGTATTGGACGTTGATGTAGGAGGTGCCGAGGACGCGGCCCGCCAGTCCGCGCACTCCGGCCCAGAAGGGGCTTGTCTCGGCGTCGACGGTGATTTCCTTGCCCTGGAGCCGGTCGCGTGCGGCCTGAACGGAGCCGATGCTGGCTTGGGCCTCGCCGGTCGCTGCGGTGACCTTGAAGCGGCCGTCGGGAAGTCGGGTGACCTTGAAGCCAAGCGCTTCCAGCTCCGCCACCGCCGACTCGGACAGGGCGTCCACGTAGACGCTCTTCTTGTTCGGGGTCTCCTTGATGGCGGCGATGACCGCTTCCAGACCTGCGATGGCGTCCGCGGTATCCATGTCCACCTTGGTGGACGCCTTGTCGGGAATATCCAGGTACGCGGCGGCCAGCGCCTGCGCCTGGGTCTTCGTCAAGCCCATCTGGACGGCCGTGTCGACGAACGCCTTGCGGCCGCGTTCGTAGATGCCGTTGACGTGCTCCCACGATTTTCCCTGCTCGCGGGCCGCGGTGACCGCTTCGTCGGTGCTCGCCGCGAGTCCGCTCAGTGCGCTTTCAGCGTCCCTAGCCTTCTGAGAGTTCAGGTCCAGTTCGCCGTTGCTCATCGTGAGCGCGCCGGCGTTGTCCTGGGCGGCCTCGGAGGCGTCGTCGATCGCCTGTTCCATCGCGTTCATCGCGGTGCCGGCGGCCCGGTTGACTTCGTTCAACGCCATGATCGAGGCGCGCAGCCCGTCAGCGGACCTCTTCTGGCTGTCGAGCTTGGCCTGGGTGTCGATAGCCGCGTCACCGAACAGGCCCATGCTGCGGGCGGCGACGCCCTGCTCGGCGTCCAGTGCCTCTACGGCCGCGGTGTACTCGGGGAAGATTTCCTTGATCTCCCGCGTGGTCATGCCCTGGGAGCGCATCGCCTCCTCGAAGAGGGCGAAGTCTTGGGCCGCCATGTCCCCGTGGCCGCTGGTCGCGAGCGCAGCGAACGCCTGATCGAAGCTCTGGAAGTCTTCCTTCAGGGCTTCGACGCCGTCGCCCTGGTTCACCAGGGAGTCGATGCGGGGGACGATGGCGTCCAGCGCCGGCCCGGCGCCCATCATCCGGGGCAGTTCGAAAGCCTCGTCGAGGGCTTCCGTGTTCCGGTTGAGGTCGTTCAGCTTCTCGATGAAACCGTCGACGTCACCGAAGGTGTCGGCCAGTTCACCAGTGAACTCGCCGGTGGCGGCCAGCTCCTTCAGGCTGGTGGTCAGCTTGTCGACGTCCGGCGGGGCGCCGCGGGCTTCGTCGGCGAGGGCGTCGATCCCGATGGCGACCGCGCCGAGGACACCGAGCCCGCCCGCTGCCTTCTGGAGGCCGGTCATCTGCTGGGTGACGCCCGCGACGGCCTGGCCGACGCCGCCGAAGCGGGCGGAGCGGACGAAGGTGGCGAGGTTGGTGGCGGCGGCGGAGCCGGTGACGGCTGCCAGGCTGGCGGCGCCGAGGCTGGCCAGGCGCATCGCCGTGTAGAACTGGAGGAATACGCTGATCGCTTCGGGGGGTACGGCGCTGACGACCTTGGCGAGGGCGTTGGCAACGTTGAGGAGGATCTCCCCGGTCCCGGACGCCCCGGACAGGATGTGCAGGATCGCGGAGCCGACGTTCTGGAGGGTTTCCGCCGCGAGCGGGCCGTTCTCGCGGCAGAACTCCAGGAACGCCTGGACGTCCTCGCCGCCCGCGAACTCGTCGACCGACTCGGCGAAGCGGATGATGTCGGTGACCAGGTCGTTCAGGTTGTCGGTGGCCCCTTCGGAGAACGTCTCCATCAGGGTCTCGAACTGGCCGGTGTTCATGCGGCCGCCGGCGTAGGTGACGAGCCGCTCGAAGGCGTCGGCGCTGCCCTCCACGAACGGGGTGAGGTGCGGCAGGAGGGTGTCCAGGAGCTGGAGGCTCTTGGTGGCGACCGGCATGGTGCTGCCGGCGAGAGCGTCAGACCAGTCCTGGTAGTCCTCCGTAAGGTCCGCAAGAGCGGCTGCGGTCTCCCGGGTGGGTGCCGGGAGCTTGCTGAGGGCGACCTGGTACTCGTCGGAGGCCTTCGCGGCCTCTTCGGATGTCTCGCCGTGCTGGTCGACAGCGTCCTGGTACTTCTGCTCTGCTTCGACGGCCTCGCTCAGCTGCGTGATTTGGCCGGCGAGGGCGGCACCGAACACAGTGGCGGCGGCGCCGCTCGCGGCGAACTGCCCGGCCAGGGGGGCGATGTTCGCGCCGAGCCCGGCGGTGAGGGGGATGACCGCGGGCAGGATCAGCAGCAGCGCCTTGAGGGCGCTCTGGAGGGCGCCGGCTCCGCCTGCTCCCCCGCCGCCGGTGTTCAGGGTGCGGCCGAGGTTGCGCAGGGCGTCGGTGTCGGTGTCGACACGGACGCGGATCACCTGGTTGAGCTGGGCCTGCCGGACGGCTTCGTCGACGTCTCGGCGCAGCTGGTCCGGGCCGCGCAGGCCGATGGGGATGTCGATGCGCTGTCCCCACGCTGCCAGGCGCACCGCGGTCGCGACGTCGCGGCGCAGCTGGGTGCTGTTCCCCAGGCGCAGGCTGACGGTGAGTCCTTGGCCGCTGCCGGCGGCGGTGAGCGCCGTTTGGACGTCCCTGCGGAGGTGGCCGGTATCGACGCCGAGACGGACACGGATGCCCTGGCCGGCGCTGGCTGCGGTGAGCGCCCTCTGCACGTCGGTCCGCAGACGCCCGGTGTCGACGCCGAGGCGGACGCGGATGCCCTGGCCGTTGCCTGCGCTGTTCAGGGCGGCGCGGACGTCGCGGCGCAGGTTGGTGGTGTTGAGGCGGACCCCGACCCGGATGTCACGGCGGGCCGCATTGCGCAGGCGGGTGATGTCGCGGCGCAGGGCGTCGATGTCGCGGGAGGCTCGGCGGGCGTCACGGCTGGTGTCGCGCAGAGTGCGGGACAGGTTCTGGCCTTGGCCGGTGAGCCGTACGGACAGGTTCCACTGCGATGCCATCCGGTGCCTCCCTTCAGAGCTAGTGCTGGTGGCGGGCGAGTTCCATGGCGGCGTGGACGCTGGACGGGATCAGCAGCACCTTGACTCCGTGGCCTTCGTCGCCGTCCGGGACGGATTTCTGCCGGTCGGTGATGAGCTGGCAGCCGATGCACCGGTGGGTGATGGCCCGGTAGGCGTCCTCGTCTCCGCCCGCGTTCTCGTCCCACTCCTCGGGGCGGGTGCCGCAGGTGGGGCACACCGATTTGAGGTAGGCCTCGTAGGCGAGAGCTTTGCGGCGGTCGAGGTCGGTCCAGGTGCCGGTGCCGTGGCCGCGGAAGAGGCTGTGCGGGATGCGGTACTGGCGGCACAGCTCCATCTCGGCTCGGAACCGGTCATCGTCGATCAGCCTTTTCCCAGGTCGGTCCGCTGGGTGTGCTGCACGGACCAGGCCGCGTCGAAGAGGGCTTTGGCGTCGGCCGACGTCCACGTGTTGAGGAAGTGGGTGGCGTCCTCGACGGGCATCCCGTCCAGGGAGGCGGCTGAGATGAGCGCCGGCGCGAAGGAGTCCATGTCGAAGGCGAGGCCGTCGGCTTCGTCCTGCTCGCTGGCGGGGTGGGCGTTCTGGAGAGCCTCGAATTCCGAGCGTTCCAGGGCGGTGAACCGCAGGGTGATGGTCGCTTCCTTGTACGCCTTCTCGGCTGTCGCGAGTTCCGCTGCCGCGGCCGCGGCCCGCTGCTCGGCCAGAGCGCGGGCGTCGGCGGCCGCGGTGTCGGGGAGCGACTTGAGGTAGGCGGCGGTGCGATCCGCGGTCTTCCGCGCTGTCTGGTAACGGTCGCGGATGTCGGGGTCCTCGCACAGGTGGAATGCGGAGACGGGCTTCTTGACCTTGTCCAGGCGCTTCTTGAGGGCGTCCCAGTTGTTCGGCATGCGGTTCTCCGGTGGGGAAGGCCCGGCCGGGCGCGCGTGGCGCCCTTCCCGTGTACGTCACGGGCCCGGCCGGGGGCTGGTGGGGTGCTGCGGCGGCGGCCGGGATCAGGTCAGGGACGGCACGGTGCCGTTCTGGAGCGGGCGCGCGGTGACCGCGAACTGAACGGTGATCCGCGCGGCCTCGTTGTCCGTGGTGTAGGGCTTGCTGATGGAGGTGACGACGACGGGGAAGACGTCCATGCCCTTGGCGCCGGTCGTGAGGCCCTTGCTGAAGATGACGACGTAGCCGGTGGTGCCCTTGGCCAGGTCCGTCTCGATCGTGTCGAGCGTGCTGTCCTCGTAGAAGGTGAGGGAGGAGTCGGCTGCCGTGTCGTCGCCGCCGATCTTGCTGACGAAGGTGGACGCCATGTCGGGGGTGTCGATCGGGGTGTTCTCGATCGACCAGCCGTCGACGGCGTTGATGTCGCCGGTGTAGTCGGTGCCTGCGGTGATCTCCGCGCCGGTCGGGACCAGCGTGGTGGAGGCGATCGTCGGCAGGAAGTAGATCTTGGTGGTGCCCTTGCGGTTGAACCTCGCCATGGTGGTTGGCCCCTTGCGGTTAGGGGCCAAGCGTGGGGGCCCCTGCTACACGTGTCGGTGTGGCGGCCACCTGCCTGGTGGCGTCCGCGGAGGGCCCGCCGCGGTGCGGTTGTCGCCTGCCCCTGGGGGGGTCAGGCGGGGGTCAGGTCGAACCTGAACCGCTGTACGTAGGTCATGATTCCAGCTTCCTGCTCCGACGTTCCCCCTGGCTGTCCGCCCCACTCGACTTCCAGGCGGCGGGCCATGCACGAGACGCCGGGGATGAGGAGGGGGTGCAGCCACAGTCCGGTGGCCGGGTCACGGCCGAGGAACGTGGCCCGGGCCGTGTCCGCCATCCACTCCAGCTGGCTGAGCCACGCGGTCGACTCGGGGACGTCCGGGTCGGGTCCGGACACGGAGGTGATCTGGTAGACGAGGGAGGCGTCCTCGTTCAGGTCGGCCAGCGGGGCGCCGCCGACTGCGGTGTCCACGGAGTACAGCAGGTAGAACGGCGGGTCCGCGTCCCCGCGCGGTACGGAGCCGCGGCCCACAGCCATTTCCGATGCGGTTGCCAGGGTGCTGGCTACCCAGTCGGTGACCAGCCGCTTCTCGATCACGACAGCAGCTCCTCGACGACGGCTTCCATCTGCTCGTGCAGGGTGGCCTCGATGTAGCCGAGGGCGGGCTGCACGTGCGGGAATGGCGGCTGGAAGTAGTGGCGGCCGATGCTGTCGGTCATGTCGTAGAACCCGAACTCGAGGCGCCTGCCTTGGGGTTTGGTGGTGCCGATGGTGCATTCGGCGCCGTGCGGGATGCCGCGGGTCTCGGCCCGCCACGATGCCCGGTACTGGCCGGTGATGACGTTCGGGCCGGGCCGGCCTGACGCGTTCTGCCGGATCCGGGCGACGCCGAGCCGTCCGACGTGCCGCATCCGCTGCTCGGTCACCTCACCGAGCCGGTCGGCGGCCGTCTCGAGGCGGTCAGCCATCTCATCCAGGTTCACGGGGCGCCCGCCTCTCGTGGGGCCTGCTTCAGGTCCAGGGGGGTGGTGCGGACGACCTCGACAGTGGAGGCGCGGCCCGGGTCCTGCACGAACCAGACACGCCCGAGCAGCGCGGTGTTCGCCGGGTTGTGGACGGCGACGACCATGACCAGGTCGTCCCGGGCCGGGATCGGCGCGCTGAGGGGGGTAAGGAGGCGGGCCGGGGACGTGGTCTCCTCCGTCCACGGCAGCGTTGCCGACGGCAGGGCGTTGATGCCGCCCGGGGCGCCCGCGGACAGCACCGCCCCAGGACCTTCGTACACGATCTCCGGCTCGGGGTGGGTGAGCCGTCCCGTGGCCGGGTCCAGGACGGGCGCGCCGGTGGACGGCCGGGTCACGCGCACGGTGTCGATCATCAGGGTGTCGCGGATCCACTGGACGACTCCGGTCAGCGCTTCGTCGAGGCCGGCCATCAGACGTCTCCTCGTGCCCAGTCGGCGAGCTGCCGCAGCATCGCCCGCGTGAGGTCGTACTGGCTGGTGCCGAGGTCGTCCCGGTTGAGGGCGGCGTTCTCGAGGGCTGCGGGGTCGATGTCGGCGAGGAAGTCGGTGACGGTGGCGGTGTGGTCCTGCTGGGGGTCGGCGACGGCGACACGGGCCAGGCCCTCCCAGAGGGCGCCGGACGGCTGCCGGGTGTGCAGGACGAGAGTGGGCAGCGCGTTGTGGACGTCGTGGTGGAGGGTGTAGCCGGTGACCTGCCCGGGCGGGATCGGGGTTCCGTCGAGGCTGATGGTGGCGTGGCCGGGCTGGGCGTCGATACGGACCGCGTGGGCCTGCGGCTCGGCGGGGGTCCCGGTCATACGCTGCCCTCCGGTTCCAGCCCGGCGGACTGCCGCACGCACCGCTGCACCACGGTGGCGGCTTGCGTCTTGTAGTCGAATGTCCTGCTGCCGCTGGCGTCCTCGTAGTACTCAGCGAAGCAGATCAGGTGGCCCCATTCCTTCTGACCGTCAGTCTTGTACTCCACGGTGACGGGGTGTCCTGCGGCCACCCGTGACGGTTCGATCCCGTTGGCGTCCAGCCAGGAGGCCACGCGGTCTCTCTGCGAAGGTGAGAGGGCCTGGGCGGCATCGAAGATCAGACGGACGCATCGCACGTGCGGGTGCGGGACGGGGATGGCGCCGGGCGCGCTGTAGGGCAGCTGGATCGGCCGATGAATCTCGTGCCCGCCATCCTGGTGCTCGGCTGTTACGAGGCTGACCGTGGCCTGGACGACTTGATGTCCCTGCGGTAGGGCGTCGGCCAGGCCGAGGTTGTCCAGCTGCTGTCCGATGCTGGGCTCGGTGCGGTTGGTTTGGTGGATCACAGGGGCGCTCCCGTGCGGATGGTGGTGCGTCCGATCAGGTCGAGGCGGGGCAGCAGCTCGCGCTGGCAGTGGGGGTGTGCGGTGGGGTGGGCGAGGGCGTCCTGGACGGTGCGCAGAGTGCGGTTGGCGCGGTCGGGGTCGTCGTGGCTGGTCCAGCCGCAGTCGGCGCCGTCCCGGATCTCCACCCATTCGGTGCCGAGTTCGTCGAGGGCGGTGCGGGCGGCGGCGGTGTTGGCGGTGGTGACGGCCTGCCAGGTGATCGCGGCTCGCGCCCAGGCGTCGACGGGGTGCCGGGAGTTGTTGCCGTAGATCACAGTGCCCAGGGGGTGGTCGGCGCGCAGGACGGTGGCGTTGAACCGGTCTGCGGTGCCGCGGGCGGCGTCCTGGGCGGCGCGGAGGAAGGCGCGGCCGCGGCGCAGGGCCTGCTGGATGCGGCCGGTGAGGTCGGCGTAGTACTGGGCGGAGGCGGCGGTGACTGCGGCCCGGTGTCGGTCGGTCCACTGGAAGAGGCTGTTGCGGCGGCCGGCGTTGTCGAGCATCGTCCAGGCGCCCTCGCGGTAGATGAGGGGCAGGTCGGTGCTGGCCCATCGTTCGGCGAAGGCCATGGCGGCACGGTCGAACGCGGCCAGCGATCGGGTGAAGACGGTGATGGCGGCGCGCAGGGCGGTGCCGGTGCGGGCGGAGCGGCCGGGCCGGACAGCGGCGAGCGCGTTGAGGAGCCGGGTCTGAGCGGTGGTGAGGATGCGCCAGGCGGCGGTGAGCCGGCCGACCGCGTCGGTGATGTAACCGAGGAGGCGCTGGCGGAGGGTGCGGCCGCGGCGTCGGACGGGGGTGGTCATCGGCGGGGCCTCTCCCGCAGGCGGAGCACGCCCAGGGTGCCGGCGCTGCCGTCAGTGGGGTCGTCGGGCGCGGGCGGTTCGCCGTTCTCGAGGGCGGCGATCTGCCGCTCGTAGGCCTTGATGTTCTCTACGAAACCGACGGCGACGGCGCCGGACACGTTGATCGTGGAGGGCTGGGCGCGCAGCGCGGCGAGGCGTTCGCGGAGGACTTCGAGGGCGACGGCGCGGGCGGTGCCGAGGCGGGTGTAGCGGGTTTCGAGGTCGGTGAGGTCGGTGGTGGGGCCGAGTTCGCCCTTGAGCCATGCGGTGACGGCGACGTCCATGGCCATGGCGGGTGTCCTCTCGGGCTAGGGGTGGGAAGGGGTGTGCGGGTGCGGGCCCGCCTTGGTGGCGCCCCCACCACAGGGGCGGGCCCGCACGCCGCTTAGTCGCCGCTGGTGCCCTCGTCAGCGGCGCTCCGGCCCCGAGCCGGCTTCTTGGCCGCGGTCTTGCGTGCGGCCGGCTTCTCGCCGGTGCTGTCCTCGTCGTCGGTGGACGACGAGGAGGTGCTGTCGGCGGTCTTCTGGGCGGATGCCGGGAGCTTGCCGTCTTCCCAGGCGTCGGGGTTGGTGACCAGGGCGGCCAGCTCGGGCTCGGGTTCGGTGCCGGCGTCGAGCTGCACCATCTGGTGTGTGCGCGGGTCCCTCACGTGGACGGTGGCTGCGAGCATGGCCATGGTCAGTACACCTTCGCGGTGATGTGGATGTCCGGCACGTACATCACCGGCATGGCCACGGCGGAGCCCTTGGTCCATACCTGGACCGGGTCGTCCTGCCAGCCGTGGGTGACGATGATGCCGGGCGCCTCTTCCAGCTCGATGGCCGGGTTGTCGCCGGTGGTCAGGGCGATGGACTCGGCGGTGATGCCGTACTGGGTCTCGCCCCACTGCTGCCGGTTCGGCGGGACCATGATCCACCGGTCTTCGGGGATCGGGCGGGCCATGGTGCCGTCGTCCTTGGGGATCTGGACGTCGTAGACCTCGATGGGCGGCAGGTTGTAGCGGGCGCGGACGGCGTCGACCTCGTTCGGGGCGAGGACGCCGGTCGGGGTCTGCGCGGCGGGCTGGCCGTAGAACGCGCGCCGGTAGGCGTCGTTGGAGGCGAGCAGGGCGCGCGCCTTGTAGGAGGTGAGGACCCGCTCGGGCATGGGTGCGCCGGAGGCCCGGAGTACCTCGATCCAGGCCATCTCGTCGGCGAGGGCGTCCGCGGCCGGGTTGGTCCACGGGGTGGCGGCGGTCGGCATGTTCGCGGACGGCACGCCGGCGTCGTACTCGATGGTCAGGCCGTTCTCGCCGGCGAGGGTGAACTTGCCGTCGGTGAGGAGGTCGCCGACGGCGAGCTCCAGGCGGGAGCGGATCGACAGGGTGTGCGCGGCGGTGTCCTCGTAGAGGGACTGCACCAGTTCGGAGGCGTCCTGGCCGCGGCGGACGGCGAGGAGGATCGTCTCGAGTTCGCCGACGAGGTACTTCTGGCCGAGCGGGGGCAGCATGCCCTCGGTCTCGATCCGCTTGACCTCGCGGGACGCGACGGGGGTCTGCGCGTCGTAGGCGCGGTACTTCGCGGCGTTGACGCGGCGGCTGGTGCGGCGGGTGCGGTACTTCACGCCGTTGATCTGCCGCTCCGGCATGATCGACTGGGTGAGCGCGTAGTCCGCGGGGGTCTGCACGGCGCGGGCGAAGGCGATGATGTCGGTCGCCGTGATGTCCCTGAGCAGGGCCTCAAGCATCTGGATTCACGCCCTTTCTCAGGAGAGGTCGGAGAAGACGAGGTGGTCGGTGCGGTTGGCTGCGGCCGGTGGGGTGAAGGCGACGGGCAGCTTGGACACGTCGATGTCACCGACGATGCGCAGCGCCGCGGCGACCCGGGTGGTGCCGGTGTTGAACGCGGTCTCCGTCTCCAGCAGGCCGGCGAAGACCTGGGTGCCGTCGGAGGCCGCGGAGTCGTAGGGGCCGTAGAGGCCGGACGCGGTGACCTTGCCGAGCGGCGTGCCGGAGGGGATGAGGTTGGGGAGCCCGTTCGCGGCGGCCGTGTAGTTGGTGCCGGACGTGAACTGGGACAGATCGAGGGTGATCGTCTTGTTGGTTTCGGTGCCGTACGTCGACAGCAGCCAGCGGCGGTCTGCGGTGACGGTGGTCTCCGTGGTGGTCGGCTGGATGTCCACGCCGATACTCCTCACGTGCCAGAGGGGTGGTCGCTATGGGGCGGACACCGGGCGGGTGTCGTCCACGGGAGGAGAGGCGTGGTCCCTCGGTTGTCGGGCCGCGGTCAGGCGGCGTCGGGCTTGGCGTAGCCCATCTGCACGGCCAGGGCGCGGGCCTTGGCCTTGGTGCCGTCCTTGCTGGGGGTGGAGCGGGCTGGCCGTGCAGATGGGCTAC